TCCGGGTGTACTTATGGCCTCAACAGCAGCAACAACAATACGATTTCCGGCACAATTTCCGGGTGTTATTCTGGCCTCTACAACAGCAACAGCAATACGATTTCCGGCACAATTTCCGGGTGTTATTCTGGCCTCTACAACAGCAACAGCAATACGATTTCCGGCACAATTTCCGGGTGTACTTATGAAGGATATTTTCCTTTTTATGGGACAAATACCCTCAAAAATGCCGCTACTATTGCATTGCTTTCTTTTTATGGTCGCAACACAAACTATCGTCCGGGTAGACTCTGCTGTGAAAATTTAGCAAGAAATGACGGGATCTATAAAATTTTTGATGCCTTTGGCGACATTATAAAAACCGCCTGCGACGGAACTGGTGATGCTCCAAGCGTCGATCCTAATGGAGGGCACGACTACTGCATCGAGGTGAGCAATGTCCAGAGCAATTGCGGCGTCGTAAATAATCTTTTAATTTTCGATAAACACAGAATTTGGATGACCGCAGCGGCCCACACTGTGACGTATAAGGTGCAAACCACCTATGCAGGCATTACCGCTGGAAATTTGAAGTTGTTCGCCAATTATATATCGACAGGAGGAGCCAGAGCGGAGGTAACCAACGCTCCTGGTATCGCCGTCCGAGCAAATAATGCCGACTGGACGCAAACCCTGGCGGTGACATTTACGCCGTCTGTTGCCGGATGGGTAGATTTCAAACTGGACCTTATGGAATATCAGAGTCTAAAAGAAGTTTATGTTTGGCCGACACCGGTGATTAGCTAATGGCTACCGATAAGACAGGAACTTGGAGTTTAGGAGATAGTTGTCTCTGGTATACCCCCACCAGTGGATTGGATGCAATTTGGAGTTTGGGGGATAGCTTCATTTTGGATGCGGACATCACCTGGGCGCTCCTTGCCAATATCCAGGGCGCGAGTCTCACCTCGGATATTACCGGGATCATCGCTCGGGGCCTCCTTGCCAATGTCATTGCGGGCAGCCTGACGCCGGACGTTGCCGCAAATCTAGCCCGAACGCTCTCCGCTCTGGTGACGGCGCAGAGTACTACCGCCGATATTTTGGGGAACGTGGCCCGCGGCCTCTCCGCCGTGGTGGCTGCACAAAGTGTTACCGCAAATATTCAGACGACCGTGGTCAGGATGCTATTGGCGGACATCCGCGGATCAAGTTTAACTCCCGACGATCTATTTTTATATTTGATCGTACTCGGCATAATCGTGGATCCGACCATCGAATCCGTATCCCCACGGCGGACGATTCATAGGGCCAACGCATAAAGGAGCACAAGAATGGGATCTCTAGCTGATTATGCCGAAAATGCCTTCCTAAATCACCTATTCGGGTCGGCTCATACTCCCGCCGCCGCAATATATCTTGCGCTTTGCACGGCGGATCCTACGGATGCGGCTACGGGCGCGTCGATGAGCGAGGTGGCGAACGCCAACAATTATACCCGCAAGGCTATCACCTTTGCGGCGGCTGCATCGCGGGCAGTGGCACAAACGGGAGCGGTGACGTTCAACCAGGCCTCCGGCGCATGGGGGACCATCACCCATTGGACAATCGTGGATTCGGCCACCTATGGCGAGGGCAATGTCCTTGCCACAGGAGCATTTACGGCTTCCTTTGCACCCGTCTCCGGCAACACTCCGACCGTGGCCAGCGGGCAGGTTACCGTGACCATCTCGGCGGTATCCAACCACGGATTCACGACCTACCTGGCCAACAAAATGCTCGACCTCATGTTTCGCAATACGGCCTATAGCCAGCCCGCGACCTATGTGGCGCTTCTGGATCAAACGGGGGCCGATACAGATACGACTCTCACCACGGCAGGCAAGGAGGTCGCCGGGACAGACTATGCGAGGGTCCTGGTCAATAAGGCGGGAGGGTCAACCCCGAAATGGGCGGCTGTTTCCGGGACCACTCCTACTGCGACCGATAACGTCAATGCCGTAACTTTTCCCACGGTCGGAGCGGGAGGGTGGTCAACAATCGTGGGCATGGCGATCGTGGATGGGGGCACGTTGGATGCAGGAAACGTGCTGGCCTACGATAACGATAACGTGGTCGATCAGACGCCGGCAGCAGAGGACACCGTCTCCTTTGCCGCGGGGGCATTGGATATCAGTTTGGAATAGGAAAAGAGCGTAGGGGAAGGGGTTGAGATGCAACAGGAAATCGTATACCTAAACCACGCCAATACCATTGATTTAATCCTTAAAAGGAAGCGAGCCTCCGATCCAGCGCCCATCCCACTGACGAACGGTGAAATGGACGCAATTACTCGTATGACTCTCTCTTTTGGGTCCCTACTGATCGACAGCGATAACGGGGACTCCGATCCCATACGATGGCGGAAAAGCGAATATGCCACGGGAGAGATCCGACTGTTTCTCGGCGCGGAAGCGATCACAGCCAAGATCTATTCCGCGCCGTTGGTCGTTTATGACCCTACGAATCCCGAAGGGGTCATGTGGGGAAGAATAAATATCAAGGTGGAAGAAGACCCGGAAGCCGCAGCGGCTGAATCATAATCGTCTCACGTAATAAGGAGAGCATATGAATATCATTGTAATGGAGCCGCCGGAAAGACTTCCGATTACCCTGGAGGACGTGAAGGAACACGTCGCCATCGAAATCGATGATGATGACCGCCAACTGGAGCTTAAAATCCGGGCCGTGGTCAGGAGCCTCGATCCGCCGGACGGCCGCCTTGGGCGGGCGATGATCACGCAGACGCTACGCTATTCTCTGCCCGGCAATCCCCCGGACCGGATCCGGCTGCCCTATCCCCCCGTGCAATTAATATCCGAAATCAATTACTTTAACGAGTCCGACGTGGAGATGCCGATCGATCCCTTGATCTATCTCCTCAAAAACGACCAGGACCCGGCTTATCTCGTCCTGAAAAGCGGCAAGTCCTGGCCGACGGACTTCAGCGACAACGACCCGTTCCCTTTCAAAATCAATTTTGTGGCCGGATTCGGGGACAGGCCGGAAAATGTTCCGGAGGATATCCGCCTGGGAATCATGATGGAGGTTGCGGACCTTTATCTGCTCCGGGAAAACATCCTCGTCGGCCAGACGGTCTCCGAGAACAAATTCACCCGGCGCATATATGATAATTATATCTGGAAACACCTGGATCAAGGCCAAGAGCTGGGGAAAAAATGCTGGTGGCATTGTGCAGGCCGGTAGACTCAGGCACAAGATCGTCATCCAGGAGAACCGGCCGACCGAAAAGGACGAGTACGGCGCCCCGGTTGACAACTGGGTGGATGTACTGGAATGCAGGGCGGGCATGGAGCCGCTGTCCGGACGCCAATATTTTGCCGCCCGGCAAGTCCAGGCCGAGCAGATCACCCGCTTCCCGATCCGTTACCCCCGGATCCAGATCTGGGCGGGAATGAGGATCAAGTACCATGATCCGGTCCTGAATTACGACCGGTATTTCAATATCGACGCGGCGATCGACCAGAATGAAGGGCATCGGGAGGTTTTTATAATGGGCACCGAGCAGATAAAGCCGGCCGTAACCTATTCGGACAAGGCCGCGCCGGCAGGCAGCGGGGAGTCCTCATGAGCGATCTGATCACCTTCGAGGTCAAGGGCCTGAAGGAGATGGGCGACCAATTGGGCCAACTCCCGGTAAAGATCGCGCGCCATGCCTTGGGCCAAGCTGTCAAGGCCGGGGCCATGGTCATCCGGGATGCAGCCAGGCCCCGGGCCCCGCTGGGCACCAGGGCGCACAAGGATTGGCGCGGCAAGATGCACCGGCCCGGCACTCTTCGCCGGACCGGCGTGCTGCTGAAGAAACTCCGTACGAGCAACTGGCAGACGACGCAGCTTTACGGCATCGGGTTCAGCAAGATCGGCTTTTATGGCAAATGGATCGAGCGCGGCAAGGCAAAGAAGCACCATTATGATCCGCACCCATTCATCGTCCCGACGATGGAGGAGAATGCCGAGAAGGCGATCGCCGCCCTCAAAAGAGAATTGGGGATCCAACTCTGGGAGATCGGCGGCAAGATCCCGGGGATCATCATTAAATGATCGAGAAAACAATCTCAAATGCACTTTCGGAACTGAGCATTCCATCCTATCCCCTGGTAATTCCCCAGGATCAGCCGCTGCCGGCGATCGATTATTTTCGGATGAAGACGAATCCGACCAATACGATCGGCGGCACATCCCGGACCCTGGATAATGGAATATTTCAATTGGACGTTTGGGCAGGTACTTATTTCGGGGCGAAGGAGCTGGCGGAGGCCGTGATCGATAAATTGATCGAGGTCTTTGGCAAGAACGCATTGTTGCTGGACAACCGGGACGATTACGAGGCCGGGATTTATCATGTGATCCTGCAATTTTCTTTGAGGGAAAAACGAGGATAAGGAGGGGCGTAAAATGGCATACACGGGAAGCCAGGCAATCGAGACCCAAGGGACCACGGTCCAGTGGGACATTCATGAGGTCGGGGAGGTCATTTCCTTCAGCGGTCCCGGGGGAGAATCAGGGACCTATGATGTCACCAATCTCCAATCCACCCGCAAAGAGAAACGGCAGAGCCTCGCCGATGAAGGAAATTACACCATGCAGTGCAATTTCGTCCCCGGTGACCCTGGCCAGCAGGCGATGATGGCGGACAGGGCTGCCAGGATCAAACGGACGGTGATCGTGACCTACAGCGACCTGACGACGGACACTTTTGAAGCCTATTGCACTTCGGCCGTCAAATCCGGGGGCATCGACAACAAAGTCGCTATCGCCTTCAGTCTGGCGATCACCGGCGAGGTCCTTTCCAGCAACCTGGAAAGCTCGTAAAGGTAAATCGGGGAAATGGCGAAAGGGGGATTGCCTATGTCATCTCTTAACCGGGAATCCATCCTGGCGTCCGAGGATTTGGCTCGGGAGGAGGTCCAGGTGCCGGAATGGGGCGGATCGATCTATGTTCGTTGCATGACCGGAACGGAGCGGGACGCCTTCGAATGCGAGGTGTACGCGAATAGGGGCAAGGAACTCCAGGTGAATACGGAAAATTTCCGGGCCCGCCTCCTGGTCAGGACCCTGGTCGACGAAAAGGGGGACCGGATCTTTGCCGATGCGGACATCGAGGCCCTGGGGCAAAAGTCGGGCAAGGCGCTGGATCGGCTCTATAATGTGGCCAAACGGCTTAGCGGCCTCAGCCCT